GTGAGTTGTTCGGCCTAAAGTGGTTACGTAATCTTTCTTGTTGTGCTTCTAGTTCTGCTTGACGCTGTGCCCGAGCTTCTTCCTGACGCCTGCGTAACGTCATACGTTCAGGAGTATTTGGCCGATTTGACCACATCTCACTTTCTTGGAGATTACGCAGAACTTCAGTAGAATGTGGACTAGGAATACGGGGCCTAGGAGACTCGGGTTGTGGTCCCACACCTTCAGGTACACCAGCACCCTCTTGACGTACGCGTTCTGCAGCATTAAAATCTAAATTATATTGCCGAGTAGTTTCGTAATCAATTTGAACTTGGCGTTTATCAAGAGCTTCTTGTGCGGCTTTAATCCGAGCTTGCTGCTCTGCCATAGCTCGTTGTTGCTGCTCCGTAAGATCAGCTTGTTTACTAGCCTCTTCTAATTGACGTTGAGCTTCCTCAACTTGTATGCGTTGCCTGTTTTGTTCTTCAATAACAGCACGATGAGCTTCCGAAATAGTAGGTGCAGATTCTTGACGAGCACGTTCAGCAGCATTCATGCCTAACGTAGTTTGTGTCTTTACACCCTGTTCGAGTTCACGCTGGCGAACGTCCAGTACTTCTTGAGCAGAGCGCACACGCTGGTCTTCCCCCACTTTAGTAAGAGTATCTGCCACCTGAGCCATAGGATCAGTGGGGGTACGTAACGGAGAAGCTTCCCCCTCTTTGAATCCAAGTTGTGCTTGGATGTTGTCAAATGCGCCCACACCCGGTTGCGGCTCTACGGGAGGAGCCTTAGCAGCAGTCATACGCTCTTCCAGCGTGGGCAGACCACGTGTATCCTTGGGGAATGGAACTTTCTTATTAGCTGCTCGTTGGAGTTGAATATCTTTCAAACCGGGCAGTTGTGTTCCACCCATGTGAGCAAGAGCGGGAATGCCTACATCATTAAAGAACTTGCCAACAGGCTCAAGGTAATCATTACCAGCATCCCGAGAAGGGTGGTAAGTAAGCCTATCCATGTTAGACGCTACTTGCTTTTCAAAGTCTACACCACTAGGATCATTAGCCTTTTGTAAAGCCCCTGCAAGGAAACCAGCAGGCATTGCTACAGCAGAGCTAGCAAGACTAGCGGCGGCTTGACCAACACCAGTTAGGTTGTCTACAAAATCCCCATAGAATTGTTGGACGTTATCCGTAGCTAACTTCTCGCGTTCAGTCCCACCTGCGGTTTGACCTAAGTGTGTCTTAATCTTGTTAATAGCCTGTTCATCGGACATGCCATCAGGCAAGTCATAATGAAGACCTTCATATTGATATACAGGCATGTTATTCCTTATTTAAGAACGATTGGGTTTGCTGCAGTACCTCGTTGGGGGTTAGCACCACTGCCCAAATGGGTAGTCGGAGCCGGAGTAGCCGGGATTCCCATCCCTGCAAGCTCAGGTTTATTACCCGTTGTGGGAACATTAAGTTTCTCTTGTCCAAATTCAGTAGCTAGCCGTTCATATGTTGCTTTAAGATCAGGATCAGTTTCAAAAGCAGCAGCTCCATGTAAGAGTGTGGCAGCCTTTTCGTATGTAAGTTTACCAGACAAAACTTGTTGGCGAATATCTGCAGCTTTATTTGCAGCATTAGCTTTTAATTGTGCTATCGCAAGTCGAGACTCGGCACCCTTATCAGCAGCATACCTAGTAGCACCAGCAGAAATCTCATGCCCTTTAATGGTAGCATTAGTCTGCGTGGTAACCTTTTCCATTTCCTCTTTATGCTTCTGTTGCAAAGCACGAGCAGCCCCGGTAAGCTGGTACAACTTTTCACCTTTAGCTTGAACCATCGGATCAAGGCTACGCCGCATATTTTCTACAGCAAAGTCTGCTTCTTTAAGTTGATCTTCGGTAATCTTCAAAAGAGCTTGTCGTTTGTCAGCATCGAGGTTAAGGTTTTGTAAAGCCTTCTCACGTTCTAGTTTAAGAGCAGCCGATTGATTGGACTGATCTGTACTTGTGTTTTGTAATTCTTTACCACGATTAGTAAGCAAACGTTCTTGAACACGAGCTGGATCATCTTGCTGACGAAACAACGTATCTAAACTGGCTTGTTTGGCCTTTTCTTGTTCCTGACTGTATTGCTGTTCTCGAAACGAACGCTCAAGACCAGCATTGTCTTGCGCCTGCAGGTACGCTTGCGGATTCCACGCACCATACATTGTTTGCAGGTCTTCTACGCTAGGCATCGGCATAGGTTAATCCTTAAGAAATAAAGTCATCAAACCAGTTACCACCAGCATCTGCAGCAGTGTTACCAAAAGCACTCCCGTTACTAGCAAAACCACCAGCACCATAATCACCACCAAGGCTTTCTGCAGCACTGCCTAATGTGATTCCACCAAGCGGGCTACCACTATTACCACCACCAAACATGTTAAACAATCCAAACTTCTTACCCACGTTGGCAGCAAGCCCAAGACGTTGCCCTAGGAGTTGTTGTTTGTACTTAGCCATTGCAAGAGCATTCTGGTTCCCCGACGTAGCGGCTCGGCTCATGGCATCAGTAGCTTGTGTTTGCTTCTCAGCTAACAAGGCTTGTAGTTGAGCTTCGCGTGGGCCATACTGGCTATTACGACCAGATGCAGCATCTTTACGCGCGAGGGTTTGTCGCATCTGTGCGGCGTACGGGCTATTGGGCCCATAGATTTCAGACAGACGTTTAACTTGATCTTGTACGGCGGTGTTCATACCATTAACGTCACCCATTCCCGAGTTAGCGCGTGAGGCACCATACAGTTGCATCAAGCTAGAGGCAATGTCTTCTCCAGACATACCACTAGCGCCACCACGACCACCATCACTAGCAGGAGAGCCCGGTAAGCCTCTGCCCGCCATCGAACCAAGAATGCCTCCACCAATCATGCCTAGGGGACCAAACATAGCCCCGCCTAGCATTGATCCACCCATTCCGGGAATCATTCCTTTGTCTTGCGAGAGTGCTCCCATAGCCATCTTGCCGGGAATACCAAATAAGCCAGATAGCCCACGAACACCCATAGCAGTCCTTGGGTTGCTCTTAGAAAACTGACTCCAGCCAGATTCCTGATAAGGAGAAGATTCATCACTAGCTACCTGTAAAGAGTTGGGATTAGACATGAGGTCATACCCAGCGGCTAGGTCGGGAACTTGCGATGCCGAATAGGAATCGTTCCAGCCACCACCGATGTAATCTCCCATATCACCCAAACCACCGAAGTCACTGAAGTTGGGATCACCAAACTGAGCATCACCAAAATCCGTACCAGCATCGCCATAATCGTAGGCCATATTAGTTCCTATATAATTTGATAAGTAAAGTTAAAATACATAGGTTGATTAGTTAAATCGACAGCGATGTAAACTAACTTAGCCCTATCATTTGCCGTGTCACCTGCAATAGCAGCAGCTTGTCCAGCAACACCACTAGCAGCAGCGACACCAGCACAGTCCTCGATAGCTCCTAGATTGCTAGCTACGGGTAAACTAATTCCGAGTTCTACAGCACCAACAGCCGTAGGATCAATGTCTGCGCGACCACTCACTGTGACTGTGCTTCCTACGCGCATGTACTGGCATTGGTACGCTGTACTTGCTGTAAGGTTAGTTACGTTAGTGAGCGTAGGAGTGTATGTACCACTAGCTAGAGTTGCCACGGTAGTGGCTTCTGCAGAAGAGAGATGATACGAGCCTGTACCAAGGACACTAGTTAAGTTACTGTGAGCTTTGTCTTGTAAGTCGGCAATAGAACTACCAGCCTTATCAATCAATGCCCATGCAACAGAACCTGTACTAGAGAGTAGAACATACAAATCTTGATACCAAGCAACCCAAGCAAAATCACCAGTGCCTGCTCTTACCGGAGGCGGTGGAAGAACATTTGCCATTATTGTGTGCCCTTATTGATATCTACTTCAAAGCCTTCTAGGCGCAAGAGGTATGGTTGATCATATGTAAACCTAAATGCTCGTCGCCTAAATATACCCAGTTGTGTAATAGATGGGAAATCGTTATCAAAAGAGAGATCACGATCTGCGGACCACGTAACATAATCATCATCTGACCACGCTACTTGAACTACGTTACCAGTACCTGATGTTGTTGGGATGTCCCCAATAAGAGATAACCTACTCATAGTCTTACGATTAATCCCATCATAATCAAACTTAGGTGTAATTATGCGGCATCGGAAAGCAGTTCCTGCATCGGTGTGGTTGTCTTCACTAATCGTGTACACAACTCCAGTGCTAATATCTAAGATATATGCTTGTCCATTAGGCCCGTCAGAGGCATGGCTCCCAACAAAGGAGTTAGCGTTTGTAGCACCAGAGTACCACTCAAACCACATCTTAGCATCAAAGCTGTAGACCAAGGTTACAGTGCTTAGGCGCACGATATAAAGCTTTTGCCCAGATACTCGGATACAATGTGCAACAGCATTAGGTAGTGCAGAGCCCTCTACGCGCAGGATGGATCGAATTGCTGGAGTACCAATCTCAGTTTCTTTGAATCCTTCCACGGTCCACACAGTATGCCCACCATTATCCGTCTCACCTAACAAGATAACTTCTTTGTCTGTAGGGACTACTGTATTAGCTGCAACGGTTCCGAACTGTTGTACAGCAGCATCGTGTCGTGCAAGCGGGCTACCCGTAGCATTAGCAGCATCATACAAATACTCAATACTACTAGACCCAATCGCATATAAGTAATTGTTATTTTTTGTGATTGCTTTGATGGTATCCGGGAACATCTCAGCAGAGATATAGTCACCCGCTGTCCATAGTGCCGGGTCGTCTAGATTACTGTTGTACACATCTTGTGTATTAGCTTTAGCAAGAAACAAATACCCATCCATAAACACAGGCATCGGTACATGTGGAGTAGGGAAGTCAGCAGCCACAATCTGTGTAGGTGCAAGAATAGGGGATGAAAATACATACCCATTCGTACCATCTACCATCACAAGAGAGACTGTGCCAGTAGAATCTAAGAACTCCGTGAACCCCACTGCACCCGTGCTAGTTGCTAACGTCTGGAGTAGTGTGCCATTACTGTAGACACCAGTGCCAGATACCGAGAAAATATAACCAACACCACTAACTACCCAGTAGTATAGGCCCCGAGCAACCCCGGTGGCCGTTGTGTACGCTTGTGCTAAACCGGGACGGGACTTTACGTAAACCTTATTGTTATCTTTTTCAGGAGTAGTGAACCGATCTACAATTAAGTTGATCAGTCTAGCATCCTTTGTTAAATCACTACCAGTACGATGCAAAGGGTTAAACACAAAGTCGTGCCGTTGCGTATCGTACGTAGTTACTGCGGGGTTCTTTGTGTAAGCCAACTTAGTACCTCTTTCCTGTCCAATCCGGCATCAACGACATAGAGCCTTCTTCCGTACCAAACGACATAGCCATCTGATGAAAGTATTCAGCATCCTTGCGCATATCCTGTCGATCTTGTAATGGAATACCAAACTCAGGTGCTAACCTCCAAGCCAACCCATAGATCAAAGCTTCCGACCAATAGGCAGGAAAATCAAACGTATCGGTAGAAGTATTCATATCTTCAAACGGACGTTGATACACAATAGTAATCGTGGTATCAGCATCAATAGGAGTAGGCCACAACTTGAGTGTTCCATACGTACTAAAGGGCTGATAAAACAAATTAACAGGTTCTCCTGCAGTTGCCGTTTGTGGCAAGAGATTATAGTCGTAGTGATTATAGACAAGCAGCGGAATGTTAGTAGCACCCGACTGTTCAATGCGATATGCTTGAATAACCTTCAAAGGCATGGGCGTATTGATTGTTTGCCCACTACCAATGTTATAACTAGAGGTGTTAGCTACCGTAGTAAACGTGTATTCTTTGATAGCCCACAAGGGCATACCATCTGCGTGGAAGCCCTTAATCATGGCATTCAGTGCTTCGCTAGCGTCGCTAATTTGACTCGTGCTAGCGGAACCACCACTAGGCAAAACAGAGAGCTTACGTAAAGCACTACTAATAACCGAATTCCGGTTCATCTCCCATGTGGTTGTTCCTGATGTAGCCATTTATTTCCTCATCAAATTCGTAACAATTCGGCTACCAAATAGGAAACCAAATGCAATATTAGATGCTTCTAAAGCAAGAGCCTGTGCACTTTTATCAACTGGCATAAACAAAGACCCTACACCAATTCCAATGACCACCAATGCCCCTAAATAGCGGCAGGAAGCCCTCAAATCTACGACCCACTGAGAAGGTGCTCCAACAGGCTTATCCAGCTCTGCCAGAGCTTTAATTTTTTCAATCTCGTTATTGTCTAACTTGATTTGTTCTTCTACAGAAGTAGCTCGAACACCTCCAAAGAAACGCGCCCCTGCTTGTTTAATACCTTCAATAGCAACAGGGACTAGCGAGGCAAGGATTGTTTCAATAATCATTTATCTACCTTAGTATCTAGTTTATCGTGGATGCTTATAAGTAGACTCTTAATTTCCCGAGCAAACTCCTTGAAGTCATCCTTCGGTACATACATCTTAGGCAATTCCTCACGCAATTTTGCTAGGTCATTCTTGAGTTCTTGCACAGCATTCCATACAGTTTTGGCCCACCAGCCTACAGCAGTAAAGCCTAGGCCAATTCCCAAGTTAATGAGTGATTGTAAATCCATATTAGATTCCTATCTTAATAACTAGGAAACCATTTAGCTAGGTCTTTGTCATACACTAGAGTCATGGCACGACTTGCAACAGCAGTAGCAGCTAATTGAATATTTCCGGCAGTGGTTAACGTCCACGTGTTAGAGGGAAGTAGAATAATCATACCCCCTTGGTTTACTCCTACTGGTGGGGTAATTGTATTGATTGCCGCAGTTCCCGAGACCCGTGTAATAAAATCTACAGGCGCAATAGTACCAGCACTAGCAATTGTAGTAATCTGCTTCGGCATCCCCACAAGAATATCTTTATCTACAATAGTACACGTTGTGCCACTATTATTAATACGATTCCCAGCACTACCATTAGGAGCAGAGTCAATTTCCAGCAAACAGTTAGTTGCACTAGCAGACATATACCCAATTAACAAGTACCCCGCTGCTCCACTATTTGTTACCTTTACACCCTTGACTTGGTTACCCGTGCCTCCGATAGAAATTAAGGCAATGTCTGGTGCTGTATGGCTACAATCAATTAAATGTGGATCAATTACTCGGCAATTATCAGCATAACCACTGGCGTCTATGTTAAAAAAGATAGCAACACGTGTGATCCCTTTAAATGTATCTCCAAGGGAGAGATGCTGTCCACCAGCACCTTGATATACTAGACCCAAATCGCTATCTTCAATGTAGTTACCAATAGATCGCATCCGATACGCCGTCGACCCCCCATCGTTTGCATTTGCAATTATAGCAGAACTAGACCCCGCATTACGGATACCATATAAAGAACAGCCCATCACTAATGCATCAACAGAAGATAAATTTTCCGCATATGAACCAGTTCCGGTAAATTGAATGCCCTGTTGGATTGTCCCAGAAGTGATTCGACCAACACAGTTTACAACGCTAGCCGACGACATTCCATCCCAGTGATCATAGAAGCAGTTAGTAACATTTAAACCATCACAGTTTTCTGTAAGTGTATCTTTACAACCAAGGAAGGCCGTGACGTTTTCACCTTTGGTAGAATACACCCCACGAACAGTCACTCGGTCTACCATCCGCATGTAAATGGAAAAAGCCCCACCCCCGCTAATCGTAACGGTTCCCCAGTCAAAAGCTAAGTCTTCAATTTTGATATCTGTATCAGTTATAGAACTGGCAGCAGAATTATAGTTTTGAAACAATGGACTGTCTAATGTAGCGTAAGAGCCCCCATTAGCTCCCACATAACCACTCTGCTTTGCTTTAATAATGGAAGCCGCGCCCGCACCAATTACCCGAGTTTTAGAACCAATATAGATGCTCTTATTAACTATGTACGTTCCCGGTGGGATATAAATAGTACCCCCACCAGCTAAACGACAAGCTGTTGCCGCCGTTTGTAAGGCAATAGTATCATCAGTTGTACCATCCCCAGTAGCTCCATACGTAGAGAGTTTAACATTATATACTGACTCATAAACAGAAGCATCAACATCGTTAAGCCACGAAGCCACTACTGGCGTAGAGTAATCAACAAAATTAGTAGTTGCCATTAGGTAAAGCTTTCATTTTTTAAATTGTATAGGAACAGTGCGGTATATGTTTGATTACCAGCAATCATACAGCCCGCCGTAGCTAGTCCTGCATAACAACTTCTATCCCATAAATAACAAATATCTAAGTAATCAGGATTCTCTGCATCTGGTCGTGGAATAGGCACCGCAACCTTATCACCACGTACGCGCAAGGAGAGTTGGGGATGGCGGATTTCATAATCCTGTTCACATACAAATAAACCATCCCACCGTTTCTTCATTGTAGAGGCTTTGTACTTGCGACCACAACTATCACAGATCGCATTCCAGTCGCCTAGTTTAAGCCAATTTTTCATGTTACGTTCCTGCTCCCACTTTAGTACGCTCACCAGATTGTGTGCTTACTGGGGTTGTATTACTAGTCATGCTACCAGTACCTCCAAAAGAAACACCACCACTTGGGATAATAACTTTTGTTTCTACATCTACACCAACACCTCCAAATGTAAATCCACCCGTAGGTAGAAATACTTTACTGTTTATTTGAGTAGCTGTTCCACTAAAGGTAATTCCACCAGTAGGAGAGATTGTGTATGTAGTACCACCACTATTAAAAGTCATGGTACCAGTACCAGCAAAAGAAATAGTACCTGTGGGTATAATCACTTTACCATCTATTTCAGTACCTGTACCTGCAAATACAATACCACCACTTGGAGTTATTGTGTATGTAGTGCCGCTACCCCCTCCAGATAGAACTGATTCAACAGATACGGATTCTATGCCTATAGAGTAGATGCCGATACTCATAACTTATCCCGGCCAGCCAGTTGTAAAGTCGTAAGCCGCAACCTCTTCAAACGTCCGCAGCGATGCAATCACATCCTTGTGCTTACCCTCAACCCCTGCAATCTGAGCCTCTGTGTCGTTGAATGCCGCAGAATTTGCCTTCACCTTGGCGACCAAATCCACAAGGGGGATGCCGCGTGCCTGCGCTTCCTTAGCGAGTGTCAGCGTGTCTTCCTGCGCCGTGCCGGCCGTCTTTGCTTCCGCCAACTTCACCGACCAGCTTGCCACCTCGTAAACGCTGACCCCGGACAGATACTTGTCACGCAACTGCTTTGCGTATGCCGACACCTCCGCCTTCCGGTTGCCAATGGCATCGGCCAGCGTCCACGCATCGACAATGGCGGAGACAGCCTTCTCATCGCTGACGACAAGAATCCCATCTTCCACATAGAACCAATGCCCCGCGGCAGTAATTTGCTGCGCAAGGGCATCGCACATTTTTGACAGATCAATCATGCGACGTACCTCACGCCAATACCAAGCGGCGCGGTATCCGCCGTCACCTTGGTCGTCATCGCGCTTGCTGGGTCTGCAATGGTTGTGGAGCCGTTAGCCAGATACCCGTAGCTATACAACTTGGACACCCCATCGTGCCCAAGAGGGTTTGGCGTTACGAGGTACGCACCCGCAGTGAGGATGTTGAGGCTCATGCCTGCGTCGGCCACAATGCCAAGGTAATACCAGCCCGGAGCCAATCGCACGGGACCGCCTGTCGTGATGACGTACACGGTCCCAGCCGATGCCGCCGTGTCAGCCGTTGACCCCATGACCTTCCTGCCAGGTGTGCCGTCCCGGTTGCACTCAAACAGCGCCATGCGAACATTCGCACTCGTTGACGAATCACGGAAAAAAAGCCCGTCAATTGCCCTGGTTTGCAGATGCAAAAACGGCTGCAGATAAAGCCTGTTCGCGGTCAGCACCAACGAGTTCCCGGCCTGCTGCGTCGGCGTGTGCGCAGAGTACGCATACCGCAACGCGCTCAAACTGTTGTCCATGCCCGGCATAGCCAGCCCGCCAGCACTTCCGCACTCCCCGGTGCAGATCACATTCTTCGTGCCGCTGGGCAGCGTCGCCGCAGTGGCAGATACATCGGTGTACGTGCTGCTGGCGTAGGTGGACAGAACCACCTGACGCTTAAGCGTCCCCGTCGCAGACATCCAGCCAATGCCCGACTCCAGAAACTGCGGTGGCGAGTCCTGCGTGAGGATTGCGTAATAGAAATGACTGGCGCTGGCCTCAGTCGCGTTTGCCGTAAACTTATCAGTAAAACGTGGACGGCCAGTTATGGCAGACGTTGTAAGGTCACCAGTCCCCGTTGTAGTTGTTTCTTCGACAATTGCGTTAGATAGCATTGGAATTAACTCGCAGTAATAGTAGGTGTAATTTTCACATTATCACCAATGGTTGTAATAACAAACGGTACACCAGTACCACGTTCAGAATATAGAAGGGTCCCACTAGAGGTTTGGATAACAAAATAACCATAACAGTTCTCACTACCTGCACCAGAACACGTAAACGTCTGTTGTGCATAAGCAATAGAACCCCCGCTAGCTGCACCCCAAGAAGCCCCTGTAAGGGTAATTGCAGCATAGCCAGTGAACGTAGACTCAGTATACGTAGCAGCAGTATCCGTATCAGACGGTGTGATGTTATTTGAATAGAGCTTGAGCACAAGGTTCTGCGGAGCAGTCTTGTTCACAATCATCTCAAGGGCTAGGTTTTCCCCAACATCAGGTACGTTAATCGCCATAACCTAACTCCCTTGCAACATCACGAGAAACACTCATACGACATGCCGGAACTTCATAGTACTTAGCTTGTCGAATAGTATCAATAGAAACTTGGTATTCTTTTTCTGTTTCTCCCGTAGTTACGTTCACTTCGTGAAAGATAACAGCTTGGTTTTTGAAATCAGCTAAGATACCTACTTTAGAATCCTGCACAACCCACATACCACGTTTCCACAAAGAATCGGGTTTAGGATTGGGTGTGGGCGTAGCCACAGGAAACACATATTCCTGCGGAACCGGCTTCGGATCATCTTTAGCAAAGAAATTAAAGAAGTCCCACATATTACAGAATCATATATTGAACAGTAATGCCAACAGCAGTGGCAGCACTGAGAGTAATACTAAGGCCCTCACCAGCAGTACATTGGAACCAACCATGTTCACTGAAGGGAAGAACTAAACCACCATTTGCGGCCAAGGCAAACAAGGACGTCTTATTTGCAGTAGTTGTAGTAGATTGTAAGTTAATTGTGTTGGCTGCCGCCGCCACAACAACAAGAGAAAGAACCCGAATAGACACATCTGCAGACGACGGAGCAGTAATGATCGCATTAGCCCCAGCAGAAGAAGTATCCAGAATAGCAGTACGAACTGTCACTACCTTCGGAGGAGTCCGCGTAACATTTTGTCCCATTAGATTTCCTTAAGAAAAGAAAGGGGCACAAAGGCCCCGATCTTAGTTATTACCGAACGTAGTTGATAATCAAATACAGTTCACCCGAAGTCGGGTTGCCCGTAGTTGCCGTACCACGCACATACAAATTAACATCACCACCAAGGGGGACAGCATAGTTTTGCATGATTGCATTAATCGGAGTCAACGTAGCGTATACCCCAACGGTACCAAAAGCACCCGTGTTAGCATTGACGATTTGAGTACCACCAGAACTAGTACCGACGCTCAACGTAGCAGCAGAAACAGAACCACCAGCCAACTGAGTCTTGACCCACAAATCCATACCAATGATGGTAGCATCCGCAGGAAGCACCGCTACCAACGTATCGACGTTAGTCGTCGTAAAGTTAGCAGACGTCAGTTTGACTACCTTTACGCGTTTGTCCTTGATGTTACTGGTTGCGCTAGGACCACCCGGATTAGGATCGCCTTGGGCTACTTGCCCGTGTACGAAATTAATTGCCATTTGTTTTCCTTATAGAAAAAGTGGGCCTGATGTTGCCCCTATCGTTTAACGCCCCCTAGTATCCCATTTAAGGGCTCGTGAAAGCGTACCCACTTAGCTAATTAATTAGGCCCCTTGCGTCCCATACAGGGCACGCGGATCAGTCCAACCAAACGAGTAACGAGCGGTAGCCTTGAACTTAGCGTTCTCGGTATCCCAGTCATTATCCATATCAAACGAATCAGCACGACGCTCAAGGTACTTCATACCATTCTGCACATCGGTACGAATGAACCAAGCATCCGTATCAGTCAGGTAGTGGTTAGTAACAATTTGCGGAACAATCCCAAGGGTCTTGAGAGCGTTCAAATCGTTGTTATCAGTACCAACACGGCCATCCGAACCAAGGATACGCTTGGCTTCAAACATGAGTTGACGCGGAATCACAAGCGTTTCGGGACGCACAGCAATCAGCAGACCAGCATCATTGGTGAAACCGGCAATATCAATACAGGCTTGCTCAAGCGAAGCTTCAGACAAGTCGGCATCGGTAGCCAGACGGTTAGACCACGTACCACCCTTCAGGTTGGGGTGCGAAGTAGCCAACAGCACGGAACCGTCACCACCAGTGTAGCCAGCCGTAAAGGCACGGTTATACACGTTAGCAGCGATGATTTCCTTCGTTTGACGCATCGAGAACGCAAGGCCTTGGGCCTTACGTTGACCAACCACATCATACTGATCATCTTCCATCATTTCGCGCGTGATAATGAAACCAAGCGCATACACGGCGTGTTGATAACGCGTAATGAACGCTTGACGTTCGCTATCGTAGGAGATGGGCGCACCTTCAGACTTCTGAACCGCAAGGCCAAAAGACGAGATACCAACATCCTCTTCAAACGCTTTGCTCGATGTGAACTTATCGAACAGCTTAGAGTACTCTTCGGGGTACTCGGAATACGCTTTACCATACCAAGCGTTTACACCGGGCCAAAGGGCCTTGGCAAATGAGCCACTATTAATAACAGACATATTTTAACTCCTTTACTATTAAACGCCAGCCTGACCAGTACCAGTGCCGTACTGAACGTTATTCAGTTTGACATAGTAAGAGAAGTAGGTATCACCGGGGATATTATCAGGACGGTTGGGGAAGCCAACCACCTTGAGCGGCAGCGTAGCGGTCGTAGCCGACAGAGCAGCAATCGACATACCAGAAGCGCCCGTGGTCGTAGAACCAGCAGTCACATCCCAGCTACCATTAAGACCGACGTTAGCAGTAATAGTAGCAGCAGCCACCGAAGTCGTCAGATACTGAGCTTCATAAACCACACCGGGATCAGTACACACCAACAGATAACGATCTGTGAGGGTACGACGATACACGGGGGTGTTCAGATCAGTAACCGGGGGAACGTTTTGCACATCACCCACACCAGTAAACAGAATACCAACCACGATACCATAAGCGATATCACTAGCACCAGACACACGCGTAACAGTGGGAGCACCAGAAGCGGCACGGGCATCACCCACGAGCTTCACAGCATCACCAACCATAATAACAGTAGAATCACTGGCAGGCACAAACGCGAGTTCGGCTTGGCCGTTATACGGCGCACCAGTGATCATTTTTACGGGACGGAACCCGTTAAGACGAGAAACACTTGACATTGATTAATCTCCAAAAGTCAAATAAGTAGAATCTCGACAGCTAACACATTATTCTCGTTTAATTTCGAGCTTTCCATATGTGCCATCAAGAGCTTTTTGCTTGATAGAAGATTCTTGAGCATCTACAAAAGCATTCTTACGTGCTTGGTCTTCGTCAAACCACTCTTTCTTAATTCGCATAAGAACGGCTTTCTGACCACCACCCACAGAGAAATGCTGGTTACTGCCTACTGGAGTACCTGCGTTTGCTCGTTTATCTCCCACCTCAACAGGTCCACGGGGCACGATCTCATATCCTGCTTCCTGAAACTGCGCGACACGACCATCTAAATCGTTCACGATCCTGTAATTGTATCCGGGTTCTTTACCCTTTACAGTAAGAAGATTACGCTGTCCCACGGGGACTCGCGTAACACGGCCACTCGGCTGTTTCGCAATTAGTTCTTTTTCCATGCTACTTAACTCCTAACTTTCTTCAGAGATTCGATGTATTCCTTTTCGTCCTTAATGGCACCCGTACGAATAAACCGATTCATGATTTGACGCTCTTCGTCTGACAAGACAAAACCTTTGTTTGTGGATGTACCACGGCCTTGTCCTGACTCTACTGCCCCCGGCTTATCCCTATTGGGATTTTGAAAGCGTTTGGGGAATTCTTCTCGCACAGCAACGGCAACCTTCTTCAGAACTTCATCTGGAGAGTTACCTGCCCGCGATAATTGAGCACCTAGCGTGTCCGCGAAAGCGCGCATGGGCTCATTTGTGTTGTACCAAGAGTTCTGTGAAACCCACGCCTGAAAGGCGGGATGGGTTTGTTCAACTTCTTGGACAGGAGCTGGTGCGTTCTTAAGAGCTTCTTGTTGCTCTTTAACCAGTTCCATCTTTTCTTCTACGGCAGTAAACGTTTCCACATCACCATCAGCAAGAGCATCTTTGCGTTGCTGTTTGAGGGAATCTAGGGCACGTTTATATTCGACTTCACGCACTTGGCTATGAAGCTTTGCCATATCGGCAAGGGCCTTACGCACATCCTTCAACTGCTTAGATTGATCTTCAGTCTTCTTGAACAGTTCCCCACGACGGAGGAATTCGGCAGCGTCTACCCACTTATGCTCATCACCTTTATACTCTTCCTTGGGAACCCAGCCCGATTCAAGGGCCTCTTGTTCAACAGGAGAGAACTCAACTTCTTTGCCACTGTCTCCAGTGTCCACATTTTCATCAGCCATGTTATTCCTTACGTGTGATTACACACACAATGTATTGATCATTAAGCAACACATAATCCAGTTCATCATCAGGATCAGTAATTACCTTACCACTATACTTTGCAAATGCAACGAAATCTCCCGGCTTAATGGGAGGATCGACGTTGTAATCTCGGTATGCCGTTGGGCCTAACGAAACAACAACACCTTTATCAACCCCTGCTTGAGCGCGCTTATTATCTTCATGTTCTGCAATCAGAATACCAGCGGCTTTAGCACGAAGATAAGTTTTGTCAACCTCTTCAAGTTTTTCTTGCTTTACAATTACGTAATGTAATAGCGGATTAATCATTATTGAGACTCCTCATCAAAATCAATATTCAACACATCATTCAATGCTTGAATAGCACCAGAACGTTTAGCATCATTAACAGAATCATTTCCCGCACTAAACCCAAGTTCTACTTGTAGGTCATAAATACGTTCTAAAATCCCATTAAAGAAAGCTTTTGTTGTTGGATTTGATCTCCACTCTACATACTCAGCTTTTGTCATCTATGGTTATTTCCCTTTGGAAGTTGGCTTCGGTTTAGCCGCTTGTTGCCGTTGAATACGTCCCATTTCCGATTTGTGAGCTACATCTTGCTTATGTGTCACCTCTTTATGAGTCGTATCTTGGATAAATTTCAATTTGTCTTGCGCCACTTGAGCACGTGTAGTATGTAGGCTAGCTGCCAAGTTGATACGCTCTTCCATCGCCTTGAACCTGAGTTCTTGTGCTTTGGATGCAGCTTCCATCTGCTGTTTAAAGACCTGATCGCGTTGAGCAAGTTGAGACTTAAAGGCAGCTTCTTGCTGCTTGATCTGACTAGCTTGTCCCATAGCCTGAATCTTTGCTTGGCTCTCTAGGAGCTTAGGATCAGGTGGGGGAGGAGGCAAAGCACCAGTTTGTGCAACCGCTTGATTGAGTAGTTCTTGTGGGTTAGGTTGCTCTTGCGCTTCTAGGAGACGTAGGCCAACCTTAACAGGATCAAGAATCCCCAAGGGGAGCATTTCCATCAAGCCTTGAGCTTTCAGGAGTTTTTCTGTTTGACTTACAGCCGTAGGATCAGCACCCGGACAAATCTTGTAAACTTTCTGTTTGAAATCGTCAGGACCGATGGTGACATTAACCACTTCCGCGTACGTATTGGGGTTCAAGTACGTACTATTGATGTTGAAAAGCTTGATAAACTCTTCTTCAAGGGAGCGATAAATCCGCTTGTAAACGGCAGTAAATACCTTCATTCCTTGCTCAATGGTTGCCATAGTTGTAGTGGCAGGGGTGTTTTGCCCCGGCATCTTACCCACAAATATCTCAGCAACTGAGGCTAATTCCTTGCCTGATGTGATCATCGAACCCATCAACTGGAGGAGCACGTTAGAAGGTTCTTTAGCTGGCAGCGGAACGATCTGTTTCTTTAGATCATCCCCAGTAGCATTAACAGCTTTCCATTCACCAGGTTGAAACCGCGTCTCACCCATTCGAAGCTTGAGCCCTTTACCAATGAATCCAGATTGGAGATTGGATAATGAACCAGAATCAATAAGCT